TTCATTCCTTTCATTCTGGCGCAAAAGGATGCCCTGCGGGGATTTCCAACCTTCTTTGAAGGTGCCTTAAGGTCGCTGCCTGGATTTTCTCTTTCGTAAGACTTTCTGCCTTTTTCGTTAAGTCCACCCTCTTTGTTTTTTCCTGCTTTTCTAGTCCATGCTGCTCCTTCTGCAACTTGGAGTAGTGGTTGTCCTGGGACATAATCGCTGGTTTGGTAACTTTGTACTCTAGCGCCAGGATAAACTTTGTCTACTTCGATTTGGACTTCAGCTTTGGTTGGAACCTTAGTAGAAGGGAAGAACATTCTAAGAGCATAATATCTACCTCTCCAATTAATAGAGGTCATGATGATATTACCAGTCTTAGCAGGCATTCTAACTGCTTCCGACATTGGTTTCACATAATTTTTATCTGCACCCATTTTGCCACCATCTCCGCCTGCAGGTGCATCACATTCTATCATTCCATGAATGGGGCAATTTTTTCCTTTGCCAGTGTGATTGCATACAGACGTTTCTTCTTTTTTGACACAGTTGGGATATCTCTTCCCAAACATGGTCTTCATACCTTTCTTTTCATAACCTTTCCAGCACTTTTCATCGAGTTCAGTGCTAGAGGTATCAAGTTCAATTTCTTCCTTCTTGGTTTTATTTCCCCAGTTTGCTGCTCCAACTTTTCTGCACTTGACCAGTGCTCCTGACGCATATGCACTTGGCCATACAGAGTAGCGTGACTTGACCTTGTGGTAGCAAGCATCTTTCTTGCCTTCCTCAATGTCGATCTGATCACCTACTTCTACATTATTTTCTGCGAACCATCCACGGTTTACTTCTAACGCGCACAGTACTTCTCCGTCCGAAGATACTGGATTCTCGTCAAATGGTTCTAATTCTTTGATGCTTTCGATTGTTCCATCCTCTTTAATGAAAGCGATATCAAGAGGAATTCTTGTTTCAGTCATATGGAAAGACTGCTCTGCAACTTCATCGAAGATGAACAGCATTCCACTATTAATATCCAAACTCTCACGGAACATTAATCCTAAGTTGAAATCTCTAATGTTATTTGGAATCTCAACGTTGAGTGGTAGAGTGATGAACTCGGTAGATTCGCTCATTTTCTTCTTAGGTTTATCAGTTGATACATACGTGGGTTTTGCCGCTCCAGACTTTTGTGGTTGACCTGGATCAGCAGCCCTCTTTCTCCTTTGAGCAGAGAGTCTTTCTGATTTACTCATACTTGCTCTCTTTGCAGAAGACACACATTTAGGTGTTGTTTTCTGCCCAGGTTGGCGAGCACAGGGTTTTCCTGAAACTACTTGAACCCAACCTTTCTTGCCATCTTTCGATTTGGATTTACCAAACCAATCACGGAGACCCTCTTCGCTAACAGTTCCACCATTGCCATTACCGTTTCCATTTCCATTTCCGTTACCATTCTTTTTGGTATCGGATTCATCATCTACAGAATGACCATTTTCTTTACGAAGCATTCCGGCACGACCTACAACCTTAAATCCTGCGGGGATTGGTTTACACTTTTTATCGGTGTAGCAGTAGTATTGTCCTGCAGGACATTTGCCGTTTTTCTTCATATTAGCAAGAGTTCATAGATATATTTATAATCCAACAATGGTCAATGGGTCGCTGAATACAGTTGCAACTCCAGTTGTGGTATCCAATGTTACTCTATTGCTTTCTAAATTCAAACGAGTCATATTACCCAGGTTAGTTCCATCACTGGAAATACCCACTTGACTTGATCCGTTGACTGAACTTAAAAGTCTAGGCATTAGTTTGCAGTCTCCAAGACTGAGAGAAGAATTTTAAGTGTAGTTCCTGCACCCGCACTCGCTTTAAATGAATCGTTCGTCTCTAAAACTAACTTTCCATCTAGAGGAATATATGCATCATTAACAGGAACATTTGCAGCGTTGATAATTTCTGTTTCTGTTCCAGATCTTACGTGCTTACATGTGACTGTGGTTGCTGAAGCACCATAGTTAGTGACATGGGCATATAAAATAATACCAGTATAACCTGCCGGAGCAGTATAGATCGTTTGATCACTGGTCGTCAAAATTGCAGTTTCAGTTTGAAATCTGTTAAGTGCTAATTGTGCCATTTAACTGAGTGCTAAGATAAAGGGTGTTATTTCTGAGAACAAACTCTTGGAAAATGCTCTTCCACTAATAGTTCCTGTCGCTTGGTTGATTTGAAGATCATCACCAATTCTAAAGTTACCTGCTTGGTCTGTGCTGGTATATATTACTCTTCCACCGTTCTGACTTACAACTTCATTTGCTTGAATGGTAACTCCACCACGTTTAGGTGTCGCTAAAGTAATAGTATTTCCTGAACCAATATATTCAAACGTATGAGAACTTGCAACGATTTTACTTTGTTGGAAGAAGTAAGCAGTAGAACCAACCCCTACCGTGTTAATAAGATTTTCTGCAAGAGTTAATGTAGTTATTCCAGAAACGATAGGTGTAGCACTATTTATTGTGAAATATGTATCTGCCATATTGGCAGTTGCAGTTGCGGTATTAATACCACTCTGAGGTCCAGAAATCGTGATGGTGGGAGTGCCTGTATATTGACTTCCACTACTGATAATGGAAATCTCAGTGACAGAACCATTTTCAATACTGGCAAAAGCGGAAGCAGTTTCTCCACTGGGACCTGCAGGTGCATCAATGGTAACTGTTGGTGCTTGAGTGTATCCAGTTCCACCAGAACCAACAGTAATAGTCTCTACTGACTTATACAATTGATCAAAATATACAACCTGACCGTCATAAGGTCTGGTTGTTACTGCACCAACATTAATAGTGATATTATCTTGTGCAGCGGCAGCAGAGGCAGTAACGATTCCAGTAAATTGTTGAGGACTTACGCCATCAGCAACTAATCCCTGTGTTCCAAAACTACAGTTACTATTTGCTAGATCTGCCTGTCCACCTTTATGAACAGTGATCGCTTTGTCGCAACAAATAGTAAATACAGAAACTAACTGGGCATACCCTTCATTAGTAACTGCAACACCGACGCCACCCTGGTTGTATTGAGTAAATGCGTCAACGTTCATTGACTTAGTTTTTTCTGCTAAGTTTCCATCAATATAGATACCTGTTCCTGTTGTGGTGTCACTGGTGCAGTTCTGAATATATGGACCTTTCCATTTACCACCACCAACGTTAGTTGCAATACCAGATGGGAAAGCAACAGCAGCAGCAGGAGCAGTATGACCAGAGAAAGTCATGTTTGCAAGTTTACACGCTTTATTGACGTGGAAAATATCACTTGTAGGTGTGCTAGGTAAAACTTTGACAGTTCTTAAATCATCACCTACAACAGCAGTAAAAGCGGGGAGTGTGATAGGATTTGCTTCTACGTAATTACCAGAAAGAACTTTGATAACTGTACCTGACTGAGCAATGGATACAGCACTCTTAATCGTAAGTTTTGCATTATCAATAGAAGTTCCGTTATTAGAATCACTACCATCCTTAGCAACATAAAGAACATTCGGAGCAGAGTTGATACCTGTTGCAGAAGCGTTAATCGTAACATTGTCACCAAGTACGACTTCTGAATTTGTAATTGTAACAACACCAACAGTTACTTGATTATTATCACCATCAATGGTGACCGATGCTGTACCAACAGTAAGAATACCAGTAACCCTAGCATCACCCTGCACTAAAAGTGCTGTAGTTGCAGTTCCAGTATTTACTTCGACTCCACTTCTAAAGGTACTAAGACCAAGAGAATCAACATTCTTTACATCTTCATATGTGATTGTTCCAGCAACGTTGACGTTTGTTGCTTCAATATCACCTGCAACGAACAGTGCAACACCGGACTTGGCGGTTGTGGTTCCGATACCAACGTTTCTGGTGGTGTTGATTCCAATGGAATTAGATGCCCAGGTGCCACCAGCACCAACTTCTCCACCAGAAGCAACCTTCCACTTATTAGTCGCTTGATTCCATTTAAGGATATAACCATCCTGTAATCCATCAATGTTTACATCATCGAGATCTTTGATGAATCCAGCACCACCGCCACCGATGGATCCGAGTTGATATTGTACTCTCTCTACAAATCTTTTGTAGTGTTGTTGTAACTGATCAAGGGTTACAAAATTCTGATCAATCGGAGTGAGAGGATCTGGGTTATTAGTTTCTGGAGGATCTTCTCCCAGAGGAACATTAGTTTCTGCTAGAAGTTTCTGCTCTTCCTGAAGTTGTTTTTGAGTAGACTTAATATCCTCAATGACCTGCCTTAGACTCTTGATATCAGATTGTACATGTTTGATATCTTCGTCATAATACTTGACTTCTGGGATACCAGTAATCTGTTCCTTTAAGTCAGTGAAATAGTTAAGAAGTAACTCATCAGTTTTAACACTGGCTTCATTAACCTCTTTCAATCTTTTATCAAGATTGTCCTTAAGTTTATTATATTCCCCAAGAATTTGTTTCTTGAGTTTGCGGTCATCATCTTTAAATGTTTTATGATATTCCCAGATCTTCATAGATGAAGATCTCAACTCTTTCCAAATTTTACCCTTTTCTTCTTCTAATTTAGAATCAAGGTCTTTTACCTCAGTGCCAAACTGCACTCTGTTTTCAAAGTGGGTGACCGTATTTTCTTCAGAGATTTTCTTTAATTCAATAGATACATTCTCTTGTAATGTATCAATAGCATCATTGACCTTTATAAAATCATCATCAATAACACTGAAAGTTTTGCCAATCCAAGAGAAGTCTGGAACTTCATTTACTTCATTGACCCACTTAGGGAACTGAGGTATTGATTCTTTGACTTTATCAATTGCATCGCAGATTGCTTCAATCTCAGCATCGTAATACTTAACTTCAGGTAGATTTGCTACATCAGTTTGAAGACTATCAATTCTGTCTTCAATAGCATTTACCTGTTCATCATAATACTTGACCTCTGGGAGGTCTTTAATTTGAGTTCTTACTAAGTCAATCTGATCGCAGATTGCCTCTACTTCTCTATCGTAATACTTTACTTCAGGAAGTTGCGAGATTTGCTCTGCAAGTTCCTCAAGTTCTTTGTCGTAATACTTAATCTCTGGGATGTCAGGAATCTCTTCCCTTACATCATTGATTAGACGAATTAATTCTGGAAATGGCGGAATTATATCTTTTACTTCTGCAAAAGTATTTCCGTCAGCATCCTCTATAGTTACAGTTTCTTCGCTTATTACTTCTTCTTTTTCTTCTTCAATAAAATCCTCTACAGAAGGGAGTTCCTCTGCGTTCTCTTCTGTAATATAATCTTCTATTGACGGTAGACTTTCGTCTCCATCGAATTCCTCATAAGAGGGCAAATCCTTAGACATTTTATTAGTACTTAATACTTCGGGATTTCTCTCCCTTACTCTTTATTTAGGATCCTCCTTAAGTCCATCTTTTAGCATCTTTGCTAAGTCTGCTGTTGAACCAACGAACAGTGCGTTGTTAACGGTAGATGGTCCTTTAACCTTTTCCTCTGCTTCTACGTCTTTTAATTTCTTCTGAAGGTCGAGCAATTTATCGGTTGCATCTGCAACGTTTTTAATCAATTGACCTGCAACTTCATATGCTCTTGGCATCTCACTTTCTTGAGCAAGTTCAAGAACACCGTTCAATGCTTCCTGTCCTTTTTCGATGATGGAGTAAAGATTGCCTCTAGTGTATTCGTAATCTTTTTTGATGTCATCGACACCTTCTTTAACTTTTTCTATTTTGCGTTCGATTACTTCTGGTTGAACGATGTCATCCGAGGTATTGAAGGTCTCGTTGAGATCGTTGAAGTTTTTTGTCATAGTCATCAGAAGGTCCCGTCGAATCCGAAGTCATCACCCTCTTCGATAAGAGCGTTATCAGCAGCAGTTATCTTACCGACATCTGCACCTTTAACATGTGCCGTTGCTGTTGTCTTGTCCTGTCCACGTCTAACGGCAAGTTTATTGCCAGAAATGGACTTAATATAAATTTCTTCTTCTCCAATGACGATATAAGAGTCAGCAGTAAGACCACTAGCATCTGCAACTTCGATATATGCAACTTTCGCGGTAATATCGTCTGCGAGAGTGGTTGCGATATCTCCGTCGTAGTTCTTAATTGCCCTGGGTGTAACAGAGTAAGAGTATTCTCTGACAGCACTGGTAGCATCTTTTCCGCTGATATAATTGATAGTCGCCTTTTTGATGATATCTTTGGTGACCTTGGTTGCAGGACCAAACAGATATGTCTTTGCGGTAAATCTGAGGGTGTAGAGGAGGACTCTTCTTGAGGTGTAGTCTCCCTCATATTCGTCGGACATGGTGATGTTCTCTAACACCACTGGAATATCTCTTTTCTCTTGAATTGCTTCAACCAGTTCTACTGACAGATTATATGCTGGTTGAAAATATGGAAGGATTTGTTCTACAATTTGAAGAGCATCATCATTTAGTTTAGTCATAATGCTCAACTCAAATGCCATGTTGTAGGGAACAGGCATATACGATTTTTTTGTATCCGTTGCACTGTCAGGATCTTTGACAGTGAAAGTCTGAGTTGTTGTTACTTTTCTGGATGGATCGTATGTAAGACCAGTGAACTCAAAGGACATCCTTGGCAATGTAATTGCAAAGGGTTTGTTCAGGTCAGGGGACTGCTCTAATCTTGCAAGGAACTTTTGTGTAGGACCATATGCTAAAGGAACTTTCACAACACTGACAACATCATCACTGGAATCACTTTTTTTAATAGTGATATCATTGAAAAGTGTACCAAAAGATATAATGGTCCTCCTCAAAATTTCGTTGTAAAAATATTCAAACATAGTTTAGTCCTACAAATCCTTACACAATTGTGTGTTTTTATTTAGGGAATACCGAATGGATTCTGTTCAGAGAAGTCAAGAATAGAATCTGCCTCTCTTTCGATGTTAATATTATCTGCAAATCCATCATCAACAGGTTGGTCATCAACCACTCTAAGTTCATAGGAAGCGCCAGATGTGGCACCAACAATGTTCTCTCCGATAAGGAAGGTTCCAGTAATAGTTCCAAGTTCGAGATTATTAGTTGTTGCATTCCAAGTTCTAACTCTTCCCGTCGTACCACTGACGGAACCAGTGACAACTTCGTTGAATGCAAACGTTCCAGAACCACCTGTAGCAGGTGCAGCAATCGTAATTGTAGGAGCAACTGTATATGCCAGACCTGCATTAGTGATATGAATTGCAGAGATAGTTCCAGCAGCACTAACGATTGCAGTTGCAGCAGCAGATACTGTGGATACTCCAGTAAAGGTAATCGCTGGGTTTTCGGTGTATCCTCCACCACCAGAGGTAACTGTAATGATGCCAACAACACCATCACCGATAGTGGTGGTTGCTGCAGCACCAACACCATTAGTTCCACCACCACTAAACGTTACGGAAGGAGCTACAGTGTATCCTGCACCAGAATTTACTACGTTGACTGCTTGTACAGACTGGTCTTTAGGATTAACATTCAAATTACATACATTAATGCCGCCAATCATAGTGGCAACACCAACAGCGGTAGTCCCTCCTGCTGGAGCGGAAGACACGCCAACTGTGGGGATACTACTATAACCACCGCCCCTATTAGTGATGGTAAAGAATCTTACACCACCATCGAATATTGCTGCTGTTGCAGTAGCAGTGGAAGCAGCACCGACCAATGTAAGTGTTTGAGTTGCTCCCTGAACAGTATTGATGCCATCATCAGTAAGACCATCATAGTCCTCACCAATCAGATTATTGTCAATATCTTCAATACCCGTTGCAATAACCTCATCTTCAATTCTGAAGAGTTCGCAATACAACTCATAAACATAGAGGTTTTGTAATTGATAATATGGTTTAGCGTATTCTACGTCTTTGATTTCATAAATTCTATCATCAAGGGGGAACCAAATAAGGTCTCCGCCCTTGGGTCTAGTTGACAGTTTAACGTTTGATTGATCCTCAATCAACGGAGTGATATAGTTTTCAAATCTATCTCTAGAGATAATCAGTCTTACTTCATCTTGAGACTGAACACCAAACTTGGATAGAATATTTCCAGCACCAGAATATTCATCATAGTTGTCAACATACGCTTCTAAAGGAAGTGCAGTATCAAACTTAGATTGAACAACTTCTCTGATGACTGTATTTTCTGTAAGATACTTTCTAGGCAGATAAAAAATATCCACCCCATACATTCTCAGTTGTTCATTAATTAAATCTTGGACAAGATTTTGCTCACCAGTAGTACCTTGTGTAAAAAATGGATTGAGCATAATCTTATCCTATCATATCTAAAGGTGGCAGTTCGTATGTACTTGACATCTGCTCCTTAATCTTATCTAATTCTTTTTCTGCATCATCATAAATTTGTCTTCCATTCAGTTCAATTCCGCCAGGAAGTTTAACACCCTGGAACTTAATGAGGTTTTGACCCCACTGTCTTTTAATCAATGCAGTGAGATATCTCTTTAAGAACGAGTCATTATAAACTCTAGTGAAATCATTTGGGTCAATAAGGCGATAACAATCAATAATTAAATAGTCATCAACATTCATAGATCCCCAGTCAATATCAAGATAGAGTCTATCTTGTCTCATATTGAATCTAATTTGTTTCTCTGTATTCAATGCAAAGTCCATATCTTCAAGATATCGCTTTGTCATTGCATAGGTTAATATTTCCGTCGATCCGAAGTAGTAAATATCATTCAAGAACATCTGATATTTAACACTGAACATGTTGTTTGTTACGGTGTTAGTTCCATCGAATCTAAAAATCTTGGTGATACCAATAACTTGTGGTGGAACTTGCAAGTAGTTGCTATTCTCTTCAAAGTTAAAGGTAACAGACTGTCCGTCAATTGTAGAAGTTGCACTTGTGGTCACAATACCAGCAGTGCTGTCTCCTCCTCTTGCTCTACCTCTGTCTATATCTGCCTGCGTAATCTTATACTTTAAAAAAGTCTGAATAGTTCCGTCGTAGTCACGCTCATGGAATAACTGAAGAGCATCATCAACTAAGTCATCTATCTGCTCATCGGCAACATTAATCTCCAGCACTGGTGCGCCCAGTTGCCTTTTGCAATAGTTAATTAAATCCGTTCTACTTGCTGGTTGCGCCATTTATTCCACAAGTTTCCTAAGTGTATTTAGGGTGCTGATGATACTGGGTTGTAAACGTATATGTTGCCGTTAGCAAGGGTGTAGAAGGTTCCTCCTGCCGCTACGATAACATCATATACATATCTACCTTCATTTAAAGATCTAGTCGATGTAGACCCAAGGGAAAGTTTCATTTTGCCATCATAAGCACTTGTAAATCCAACAGTAAAAGATGTTGTAATTCCAAGTGTTGCCCCAACAGCAACACTCTTCGACATTGCTGCAGATCCAGTATATCCAGTCAGATCAAATGCAGCGTTCGATGTCGTATAAACGTTTAGATTTGCATTGAAATCAGAACCACCCTGAATAGTCAGGTTTACTCCGTAAGGAACTCCTGCGTCTGGATCGAAAGTAATATTTTTAGATGGCATCTGCTAGTCCTATTACCGACATTGTTTCTTGCTGTTTATAATATAATTTTGCAAACGACTTTGCAATATTCTTAAGCATTTCACG